CAAGCCGACGAGTGGCGCGGAGTTGTGATCATCCACAACGTCGAAGACGGCTTCGGTGACGTCGAGCTTGTCTCCATGGACCGGCTCTGTCGCATGTACGAGGGCACGTCCTATTCGCAGTTCGCTCAACGCAGGGAGAACCAATGAGCAGTCCCGCCACTTACCCGCTGACCGTTCGCATCGGCGACACCGAGACCGTTTCGGTGACCTTGCAGGACTCGGCCGGCGCCGCCATCAACATCAGCGGCCGCACCTACGCCGCCCAGATCCGAGCGACCGCCGATGCCGCCTCGCCGCTGGCCACGTTTACCTGCTCGATCACCAGCGCTGCCGCTGGCACGTTCGCTTGCACGCTGTCGGCGGCGACGACCGCAGCGCTGTCCACCGGTGTCGGTGTTTGGGATCTTGCCGAAACCAACGGCGCCACCGTCACCACGCTCCTCGCCGGCCCCGTGCAGATCAACCAGGACGTGACCCGATGAGCGTCGCGCTGACGATCAACGTCGGCAGCTCAATCACTGTGCAGGCGCGCGATCCGAAGATTGTCGCCGTCGGCGTGTCCGGGCCTGCTGGCCCTGCGAACTCGCTCGCCATCGGCACCGTGACGACCGGCACCGCTGGCTCGTCAGCGTCGGCGACGATCTCCGGAACCGCTCCGAGCCAGACCCTCTCGCTCGCCATCCCTCGCGGGAACACCGGCGACACTGGCCCGGCAAACTCTCTCAGCATTGGCACCGTGTCCACGGTCGCAGCAGGTGGCTCCGCAACAGCGTCGGTCACCGGCACCGCACCGACTCAGACCCTCAACCTTGGCCTGCCAACTGGCGCCACAGGTGCGACCAACTCGCTCAGTATCGGCACCGTTACAACCGGTGCGGCTGGCTCGTCGGCGTCGGCAACCATCACCGGCACGGCCCCGACGCAGACACTCAATCTCACCATTCCCACGGGCGCTACAGGCGCTCAAGGTTCATGGAGCGCAGCGCAGCCGAATCGCACATGGTCATCATCGACCACACTCGTCAACGGTGACGCTGGCTATCTGATCCTCGTTGACTCCGCTACCGCTATCTCGGTGACGACATCGCTTGCGCTCACTGTCGGCCAGCGCATTGACTTTCTTGTCACGAATGCGACTGTGCCGACTATCGGCGCAGGCGCGAGCGTCACATTGAATGGAACTCCGACAACCACAATCAGAACCCGATACAGCGCAGTCACACTGTTGTGCGTTGCTTCCAATAGTTATGTGCTGGTCGGCGATCTGGCGGCTGCCTGATGCCTTCCACGGTTGGCACAGTTTCGAGCGCTGCGACGCTCGCTCATCCTTCGCTTGTGTTCATCGGAGTCACTCCGACATTTTCCGATCGAGGCGGATGGCGCTACGCCACGATCACTAGCGCCAACGGCACGCCATATGTGACAACAGCGGTATCGGGTTACGTTGAGTATCTGCTGATCGGCTCCGGGGGCGGCGGCGGAGCGGGCAACACTGTCACCGTTTCAGGTGGTGGCGGCGGAGCCGGTGGCGTAATCCAAGGAAACTTCATCATGTATTCCACCGATTCCTACGCGCTTACCGTCGCCTCAGCCGGTGGCGTCGGAAGTACAGGCTCGGCCGGGGCAAAGGGACAAGACGCTTCAATCGGCATTCTTTACACCGCTGTCGGAGGTGGTGGTGGTGGCTTCACCCTCGGCACCGTCACAGACGGCGGCTCTGGCGGTGGCGGTGGCTCATCAACCGGCGCCGATCAACCGCCCGGCTCTTATACGCCCGGTCAGGGCAACTACGGCGGCAGTGGCAAGAGCAGCACTACGACGCTGAGTCGCGCCGGTGGCGGCGGTGGTGGTTACTCGTCGGCAGGTGGCGCAGCCGCGTTACTTACCGGTGGCAACGGCGGCAACGGCTACACCACTGACTGGATCACCGGCACAACTGTCACCTACGCCGGCGGGGGCGGTGGCGGCGCAAACGTCTCCGGTACCCGTGGCACTGGAGGCACTGGCGGCGGCGGCAACGGCGGCACCGGTGGCACCGGCTCAACAGCACCCGCCGCAGGCTCAACGTATGGCTCGGGCGGTGGCGGCGCAGGCATCGGTACCGCACGCGCAGGCGGCGCAGGTGGCCCCGGCATCATCGTTATCCGCTGGCGTTACTGATCTCAACGACCGCAGGAGGTCACCATGAACGACGACACCGAAATTGAGTACGTCGCGCCCGAATACGAGTCCGTGCTGCTCAACGCCTTCGCCTTGGTGAATCCCGAGGCCGGCGCTCGAGCAGCGCTCTATGGACCGTTTTGGGAGGACTACCGGCGAGTAGCCGGGATCTTCAACTCCATGGTCCCAGCCGGCGAGCTCGACGACGGGCTCACCGCCGAGCAAGCGATCTTGTTCATGATCTCCATGAAGCTCGGGCGTCTTTCCTACGCCCTCTCCACCGGCGTCGCCTACGAGGACCCCGAGTGCGTCAAGGACACGATCACTGACGCTGCCGGCTACCTCGACGGGCTTTGGGCTTGCCTCAACAACCCCGAGCTTGAGATCGAACCACCCGAAGAAGACGAGGAAGAGGACGAATGACCATCACTCTGCCATCACCCACCTGGACTCCCGACGAGGAGATTGAGGACGACGACCCCGAGGTCGTTGACGAGCCCGCAGTCCCAACCACCCACCCCTACGAGGTCTAACCATGTTCACCGCCCAGTTCGTCCGTGACGCCGCCGAGCGTGCCATCAAGACCGCAGCTCAAGCACTGCTCCTCGCCATCGGCGCCGCCCAAGGCGCAGACCTGTTCGCCCTCAACTGGTCCACCGCCGCAGCAGCTGCAGCGGGCGGCTTCGTGCTGTCCGTGCTCACCTCGATCGTCAGCGCACCGTTTGGCCCAAAGGGCACGCCGTCGCTGACCACTGTCCCCGACTCAACGACGACGGATCCTGCACCGTCGAATGGCAGCGCACAGGCCCCCTTGGTCTGACACGCAATACCAACAACCGAGTCGGTCGACTGGAACCGCCCCTGCCACTAGACAGGGGCGGTTCTGCGCGTCTCAGGGGATGTCAAGACGTATGCCGATGGTCATGCCCTCGCCACCGCCCACAAACTTGCCAACGCAGCTGGCGGTGCCGTGCTTCTTGATTGCCTTGCGCATGATCGGTGCAACTTCCCGTTGATCACCTCGAGCAACGTGGCCTACCAGGTAGCCCTGCATGGTCACCTTGATGGCTTTCTTGTCATGCTCGTTTTCAGGGTCAAACTCAAGCAGCGCCAAGGCATACCGGTTGCCGATTTCTTGGTTGTTGTAAGCGCAGGCCCATTCGATCTGTGGCTGGTAGTAGGTCACGCCGGCCACGGCAATATCCGAATACTCCCAGTCAGGTTCAATGGTTGCTGACTCCTCAAGCTGGTCTTTGCTCCACACGATCGCCGGCCGCTCTGGCGCAAACTTGGGTTTTGCCGGTGTGGTGAACGCAGCTTTGATCTCTTTCAATGAATCAAAGAATCCCATGAGGGTCCGCCTTTCGCCGTGATGCAGCTGGTGCTGCGTCGCCTGATCGGCAGCGTAGCCAGCCGACCATCAGCCCTGCAGATCCATTATCCGTGGGCATTGAAACGCAGGTAGCGCTCCCTACCAGCCGTATAACGCACACATTGCCCCGATCTGTGCACAGTTTTCCCGATGATCGGTAGCGCAGTGGCCCGATGAGCGGTAGCGCAGCGCAACAAATGTGCACAGAATGTGCATAGACAGCCGAAACAGGCCAAGGGGCCCTTGGGTTCTGATAGGTACCTGCAAAGCCCTCCACGTGAGTTCGATTCTCACCGACGCCTCCACGAGCGCCACCAGCGAAAACGCTGGTGGCGCTTTGTTTTTCTGCCTTTTCCACCGCAGCCTCCACTGGTGGGCTTATGCTCACTTTTGTTGTGGTTTGCGCTACTGATGTGCACAAGATGTGCACAGAGCACCGTGGAGGGCTTTGAGATGTCGGTCAAGAAACTCACTGACGGCAAGTGGCAGGTCCGCTGGCGGGACATAAATGGCAAACAACGGGCGCTGCGCTTCAATACAAAAGCGGAAGCGACCAGTCACGAAGCCGCCATGCGAGTGCTCGCCGGCACCGTTTCCGAGCACGTCACCGCCACCCCAGCGGGCAGCCTCGCCGAACTGAGCACCCAATGGTTGGAGGCTTCGATCAACCTTGCTCCGGCCACGGTTGACACTTACCGGCGAGACCTCAACCGATACATCCTGCCGGCCATGGGATCGGTTAGCCCCAAAGCGATATCACCGCAGATGATCCAGTCATGGATCGCCACCGAGCTAGACCGCCTTGCCCCCTCAAGCGTGCACCGCCATTACCGGACACTGCGCACCATGTTTGGCTGGGCGATCCGCCAGGGGCAACTAAGCGTCAACCCTTGCGATCGGGTCCAGCCGCCTCGAGTGCCAGCGAAACCGCCAGCGTTCCTGACGGGTGAACAGGTGGAGCTGCTGGCCGACGAGATGCCCGAGCGTTACCGGGCACTGGTGCTTGTTGCAGCGTTCGGTGGGCTGCGCTGGGGCGAAGCGGTTGGCTTGCGACGCTGCGACGTTGACGGTGCCCGCATCACCATTACCGGCCAACTGCACAAAGTTGATGGGCGCTGGATGCGCGAGGTGCCCAAGACCGTCGCCGGGCGACGAATGGTGGTGCTGCCGGCCACTGTCGGCGACGAGCTCGCTGCCCACATGGACAAGTTCTGCGCACCGTCGCCCGACGCATTGGTGTTCACCAATGAGCGCAACAGCCCGGTCGGCAAGAGCTTCCGTCACAACATCTGGCTGCCGGCCCTCGCTCGAGCAGGTTTGATCTCCGTGACCAGGCGCAGCGGTCGAGTTCCGGCCTATGGCAAGGGGCCGACGTTCCACGATCTGCGCCACACTGCCGTTGCGTTGGCCATCCAAGCCGGCGCTCACCCGAAGGCCATCCAGTCACGCCTCGGTCATGCTTCCATTGCGGTCACGATGAACACCTACGGTCATCTCATCGACGATGGTTCCGAGCTCGCCGCCGATCTGGACAGGTTGCGTTCAGCAAAGAAATAGCGTCAAAAACTTGGCTACTAGTTGCGTGACAATTGACACACGCATACGGTGATCGCATGGCAACGGCGGCTACCACCCCCCCCCCCCCCCCCCCGACGCCGGAATAGCCGCCAGTGGCGACCCTGCTACTTGCACCGCAATCGTCGGTGCGTTGATTCACAGTCGGGAATCGCTATTTTTTGCGAAGGCCGCGCACAACATCAAGGATGACGCCACGTTCACGCGCCCCGAGGCTTTTGTCAGCCATAACCGCTTCCTCAACAGTGACGACATTGCCGGCCTTGCCAGCGTTGAGGGGCAACCATCCGAGGTGGCGTGAAAGCGCACCAGGGCTCAGATCGCACAGCTGCTCGAGCGCTGTGACCATCGGGCGCTGAGGTTCTGACATTCCCCTCAGCCACCTATCCACCTGAGTGTCGGTGATCGAAAACCCCGCTTCACGCATCGCTGCGCCAAGCTGCGAAGGCTTTGACCATCCAGCGCGAGCAGCTGCAGCGTAAAGCGCAGCCCCGAAAGTGGCTCGTTCCGCTTCGTTGCTGTTGGTCTCACGCCCCATGTAGAAGACCCTACTTGAATGTGCGTCAAAAACCAATAAAAACAACGCTAACCGTGCTGCAACAAAACGGCTACGGAACTGCACCATTGCAATTCCGTTTCACCACTGAGATCAACATTCACGTTCAATCCTTGATTCCACATTGAATGTTGGTTACGGTGCGCAGCCATGGACAACGCACCCTCACCAAATACCGCAGGTGGGCGCTTACGAGACCTCGCTGGCATCAGTGAGTACACCGGGCTACCCACCAGCTACATCCGCCACCTAGTACGCAACAAAGCAATCCCGTTCACCAAGTTCGGCGGACGCCTCTGGTTTGACTGCATTGAGATCGACAAGTGGATCCGACGCAGCACCACACAGCCCGGACAAGCAGCATGAGCGCCCTTGTTCGCTGCCTTGAGTGCGGCGCCATGTTCGGCGGGCTCAACCCTGAATACGTCGCCCACCAATTCAGGGTTCACCCCTGCTCCCCTCGCGCTACTGCTCAAGCTCTGCACCCGTCGAATACGCAACCGACACCTGGCGGTGCGGCATGAAATTCACCATTGTGCTCATTGGCACCGTGCTCGGCCTGCTGATCACCACCGGCATCATCGAAGCCCTCGCTCGCATCGAATGGGTCGGGTTTGCTGCAGTGCTTCTCATCGTCGCATCGCTCGTCGCAGTCATCGTTGTCATGGCGCTTGACCTTCTGCACATCTTGAGCGAAGAGCCGTGAAAGACGACTGGATGGTCCTCGTTGCCGTTGTCGCAATCGTCGTTGTTGCGTTCACCTACATCGCTTCGATTTCGCTGCCATGAGCAACCCGCAGAAGGCAAAGGGCAGCGCCTTCGAGCGCCTCATCGCCGACTACTTCATCGGCCGTGGCGTTCCGTGCGAGCGGATCCCCGCAGGAGCCACGGCCGATCGAGGCGACCTGTGGATCCCGATCATTGAGTTCCCCACCATCGACACCAAAAACCACCGAACCCCACAGTTGGGCCAATGGGTCGACCGGGCAGCGGAGCAAGCACATAACGCCGGACGCCATGCCGGAGTTGTCCTGCACAAGCGCCACGGAATCATCGACCCATCACGGCAGTTCGTGACGACCTCCACCGAGATGTTCTTGGCACTCATGGGGGTCCGCTGATGTTCGGCTGGCGTGAAACCGCGCAGGCACAGCTGGAAATCATCGACGAGCTCCGAGCGACCATTGCCGCCCAGCAAACCCAAATTGACCAGCTCACCCGCTCGGTCGCAGCGTGCCGACTCATTGTTCGAGCCGTTTTCCGCCGCCAATCCGAAGGCGTCGAAACCCGATGATCCGAGGGGCGACCGGCTGGATGGACACGGCAGCGTGCGCGAACCGTGGCAACCGCAACTTCTTCAGCGACTTCACCGACCAACAGGAAAAGGCGCTGCAGTTCTGCGATCGCTGCCCCGTTCAACAGCAGTGCCTGGACTACGCCCTTGACGGTGAAGAGCGCTTCGGCATCTGGGGTGGCCTCACTGCCCGCCAACGATCCCAGATGCTCAGCGGTCGCCCCATTGTGAGCCGATGCGCGAAATGTGGCGCCGTCTACACCAGCGAACGTGGCACCTCGCACCGCTCCATGTACTGCGGGCAGGAATGTCGCGACGCAGCCGGGCGCCGTCACGACCTCGCCCGCAAATACCTCGAGCACAAACGGTGCGTCGTCTGTGGCACCGACACCACCGGCAACGACACCTGCTCGGCGTACTGCCGATTCACCCACCGACGCATGACCCTCAGAAAGACGAGCGACCAATGAACCTGACCCCGATTCAACAACCAGTGCGCCGAGACCGCTGGGGCCGATACCAGGTAGTCAACCCCACCACCGGCAAGCTCACCGGCTACACCCGAGCCACCACCGTCGCCAAAGCTCTTGACGACGGCTCCGGGCTCATCGGCTGGTCCAAGCGCATGGTCGCCCTCGGACTTGCCGTTCGACCCGATCTTGTTGCACTTGTCGCAGCCACCGGCCCCGATGACAAGAAGGCACTGGATCAGATCTGCGAGCGTGCCGCCGAGGCCGGCGGATCAACCGTTCGACGCGACCTAGGCACCGCCATCCACGGAATGCTCGAGCAGTCATGGGGCAACCCCGACTACCAAGCACCGCAGCCCTATACCGCCGACATCGTCGCCGTGCACGAAGCACTCAAAGCAGCCGGTCTGACTGTCGACACCACGCTTGTTGAACGCATCGTTGTTGACGACACCTACCAGATCGCCGGCACGTTCGATCTCATGGTCCGTGACTCCGCCGGACACCTTCGAGTCGCCGACATCAAGACCGGCTCATCACTCATGGGTGCGCTGTCGTTCGCCATCCAGCTGGCCATCTACGCCAACGCCGATGCCCTCTACACCCAAGGCCCAGCAGCCAACGGCAGCGAAGACGTACGCGAGCCGATGCCGAAGCTCGCCACCGACTACGGATTCATCTTCCACGTTCAGCCCGAATCGGGTACCTGCGACATCTACACCATCAACCTCGTCGCCGGCCTCAAGGCGCTTGAGCTCGCCATGGACGTTCGAGCCACCACGAAGCTCAAGCCCCTTGCGCCGTACAAAGCGCCGGCCACGCCAACAGTCGAAGAAGCAGTTGAGATGGTCATGGCAGCGTTCCCCGGAGCGGAACCGGTCACCCACGTCAACGACACTTGGCGGGCATGGATGACCGGCCGACTGCTGGCCATCAAAGCCGCCGGTGCGATCGACGCCCTCGCCATGCACTGGCCCACCGGCGTGCCAGGAGTCCCATCAGGCGACCCCATCACCATCGAACAATCCATCGACATCGAGCGGGCAGTGTCGCTCTGCGAAAGCAACGCCGGCCTCGCGTTTCCCGAACCGATCGAACCGCTCGCCGCACCGAAACCAACACCGATCAGCGACCGTCGGCCACGCCCCGAAGAAGGCGCCAACGTTTCCGACGATGTCGTGGCGATCATCAACGGGCTCGCCCAATCACTCAGCATCACCGACCGCTCATGGGTGCTCGGCATCATCACCCGCTGCCACAACGCCAACTACCCGATCCGCATGTCAGGTTCCGGCGGAAAACCCACCGCCCGACGCGCTGCGATCTGCACGGCGCTTGTGACCCTTGCACCGTTCGGCGACGAAGCCCTGGTGCGTGCACTAGTCGGACTTGCCATCAGCGAAGACCTGCAGCCCGGTCACGACCTCGCCGCAGCGTTCGGTTCGCTCACCCTCGACGAGGCCCAGCGCCTCCAGCGACTGGCCAACGCCGTCGCCAACACGTTCCTCGTGCCCATCTGGGGCGAGGACGGCGTCGCCATCACCGGCGACATCACAGCGGCCCTCGCGGCCTAACCCAAGAAAGAGACACGACCATGTCCATGTTCAGCGCCCCCACCCCTGGAGGCGGAGACAAGCTCCCCGTCGCCGACATCAACGGTCACTTCGTGATCGTCCACGTCACCTCCTATGAGGAGAACATCACCACCGTCAACGGACCGGC